GGTGGTGGAGGTGCTGCGCAAGTATCTGGAGTTAATAAAACACAAGGTGCTAATGGTGGTAGTGGTGAGATAAGATATAGATTTCTAAAAGTGCAATAAGTGTTTTTAAAACCAAGAAAAATAGTTTTTTATTCTATTATAAAACATATTAAAATTGAAAATATTAAACCTAAACAATCTAAAAATAACCAAGAACTTATAGATCAACTAAAAATTGATATAAAATTAAATGGTTTGTTATGCCCATTAGTTATTAATAATGGCGTGTTAATTGATGGCCATCATAGATACGAAGCTATAAAAGATTTTTGTACAGAAACCCTTGTTTATGTGGTAAAAGATAATGATATGGAAAAATTATTATCAAAATTAAATAGCTATATTTGGTTTGATTATCAAGGTAAACTTGATGGCTAATATATCAAAATGGTTTGGTAGTCCAATATATATTAGTAAATTAAAAAACTTTGAAAAAATTAATAAAAAAATTATACCCATAATACTTAAGGATATTACTCCAACTAATTCTCAATACTCACGAACGACTGATGTAATCCCAAAAGAATTACAATCTATTGATGATAATTTGCACAGAGATGAAAGATTTTCGAATTTGTACAAAGAACTGTCAAAATTAATTAAAAGT